TATTAAGAGTACCTTCACGAAGTGAGAACTCAAGTTGTGCATCTGTAAGTTTGCGATTGCCCATCACTCGACTATAAACTTGTTGAGCAATTTCGCTCATTGTTCTTACACGACCAGTTTTTACATCTAGTGTGCTAATTCCAAACTGATAGAGATTGCCACTCATTGCACCAGTGTGCATACCGCCAATTGCCTGAGCAGCAGCAGGGTTAGACATTCCGTAAGCCTTGGCAGCACCAGCAACTTCACCTAGTGACTGCATGAGGTTTTGTTTACCCGTGATATTGAATCCCTGAGTAAGCATGTTTACTGCTGCTACTTGATCTTGTACACCAGTAATTCCACCTCGCATTGAGGTCATTGCCATAGCAGTTAGTTGAGCGCTATTGACTCCTGGCATACGAGTAGTTGCCTGATAGAAGCCCATAGCACGAGGCATCACATCATTAAGTGATGGAAGTGCAGCATAGGCAGCACCAGCCATACCTAAGCCAAGTTGTACTCCCGCAACTTTTGCAGCACCACTCTTTGAGTATGCCCACGGCATAACGTTTAAGCCGCCAGCGCCAGCGTCTCCTGCTCCACCAAATTGAGCGTTACTTGAACCCAACTGCATTCCAGCAGCAGTACCAGTACTTCCAGAGAGGACGTTACTGACACCCCTAAAGGTGGCTGTAGCAAGACCGCTAATACGTTTGAGTCCTGCTTCAAGAAGTTTTACTTCTCTATTAGTAGTTTTTAATTCGGAGTTGACAGACGACAACTGACTTAATGGGTCATTAGCCATTGTGTGAACTCCTTCCGTATCTACTGTTGGCTACTTCTAGCCAATTCTTTCTTTCTCGTCTAGATAACTCTTTTATGTCGTCTAGTGTCCAACCTTCATACGCTTGAGTTAATGCAGCCCATTGAGCAAATAGTTCTACATAACCAATAACGCTAGAGCCGAAACAAGGTACCTAAATTAATAGGAACCAGTACCTCGCCTTCACAGTCTGGGCACTTAACAGTAACGTCAGCAAACTGTGGTCCTGGCGCTCTGTCGTTAATTTCATCAATGATCTTTCTGCGATCAGATACACTGAGGTTTTGAACCTGCAGGGCACTGTACACAGGTGATTCACCAACTTTAATAACTGTTCCTCCTAAAACAATTGTTGCAATTTCAGCAGGGTTCTTATCCATATTGTCAATCATCTTCTTCTGGATAACACCGTTTGGAAGGCGCACTGTGTATTCAGTGTTCTTTCCTTTTACAGTAAAGACACGATCGTTAAGTGGGTCTATTAAGACCTTTGACTTAATATCTTGATCTACATCAATTGCAACTGTTTTAAATTCAGAACAACCTCCGCAAAATGATTGGATCTCTACTGTTGATCCAAAAGTTGTCTTAAGGATAGATAGAAGAATCTGATCACGATCTCCCACTAGTAGTTGATCTAATATTGCATCTGTTGCTAATTCATCTCCGACCTTCACAGTTCCTCGTTGAAGAATTGTTAGAAGTGCTTTACCAAGATCTGTAGAGCGAGAAATAATTTCTTCATCTCTTCCAGTAAGTTCACGCACCTCTGCGGTACGGATAACCTCCCCAGCAGCATTGATATATCCGCCAGGAAGGTTAACCGCAGTATCCGAAGGAAGGGTAATATCAGGATTAAAATCCTGTTGTGGCTCTTCGTTTAGAGCCTTGTTTAACATTTGGTTTGCCAATGCGGGATTAACCGCTGCATTAATTGTGTTCGTCATTGTTATCCTTTAGTTGATTATGCTGGGAATGCTGCTGCGTTAGTTGATAGGTCTGCTGCCCAGTTAACATCAAATCCTTCATGGACTAGTGTCATCTGTTCAACAAATAGAGCGTTATCTCCAGCGTTAAGGTCTGAGTATGCTACAGATGTAGGCCAGCAGTTATACACGTTAAAGCGCATAGCGACGTGGTCTGTGTCTGCAGGATTATCATCCGCTTGATTAGCGCCTGGAATTGGGTGTGATAGCACAGCAATTTCTAGATCGCAACGGAAGTTATCTGTTACCTTACGTGTTCCTCCACCTTGAACTGTTGCAAATAGATTACGCATCCAGTCCCAGTTGTAGTTAGTTCCAAGGATGACGCCACGCTGCAATGTAATTGGAGCAAATGTTGTCTGTCCTGGGATCTGGTGAACGGTGGTGTTGTATCCACCTTCACGGTAAGGGATAGAGTCAGTAGTTACCGCCATGCCAGATACCGAAGTAAAGCCAAATGTTGCTGACTTTTCTTGCAGTGTCTTTGTTGCAGTACCTGCTGTAGGAAGTGCTTTAAACGTAACCAAGAATCTAAAGTTACGTAATGGATCGGTGATTAAGTTCGACCGATTGTTAATGACTGTAGGCATTTATTTCTTTCTCCTTCGGATTAGTTCAGCGTCTTTTGGCTGAGGTCGATGACGATGAACTCTGCTGGATACTGAAGTGCAACACCAACTTGGATGTGAACTTCACCATTTGCGATCTGTGCTGCTGAGTTGTTTTCAGCATCACACTTAACGAAATAAGCCTGTGCAGAAGTTGCACCACGTAGACCACCTTGGTTCTTGTATTCATTTAAGAATGCGCCAAGAGTGGTATTGATGCGAGCCCATAGACGCTCATCGTTGTTTTCAAAGATTGCAAACTCTGTGAGGTTCTTTAGGTTCTTCTTGATGTAGATCAAAGAACGACGCATGTTCACATACTTGTTTGCAGTTCCATCTTGCTTGAGTGTGCGAGCACCCATGACAGAAAGTCCAGCGCCAGGAATCTGACGGATTGGATTTACTGGTGATGTGCTTGCGTTCATAGAATCAAGTTCAGATGAAGAGAAACTCTTTTCCATTGCTACTACGTTCTGTAGCGCTGTTCCAATACCAGCAGGAGCCTTGAAGACGCCTCGGTTTGCATCGGTTGTAAGGAACAATCCTGCAACTGCTCCTGATGGGCCCATCTTGCGAAGGGCTCCGCTTCCACGTCCTATAGGATCTGCAATGTAGACCCATGGGAAATAGACAGATGCGTTGCTTGAATCTGTAAGACTTCCAGCAAATGAAATTGCTTCTGCTGTTGTCTTTCCTGATCCTGTCTCAACAACAACAAAGCCGTCGTTGCTTTCGGACCATGATGTAGCAGCGTCATAGACGTCTACAATTCCTGAAGCAAGAGATTGTGCTGCTGGCAAAAAGAATACAAGTGGACGAGAGAGTGTTGAGAACTCTTCAAATACTGAAGTATCTCCACCCTTGTACTCTGTGTAATCTGTTGATACTGGAGTTGTTCCGTTGTCTCCACCAGTCAATGGATAGGTAGTAGATACTGGAACTCCACCAGCGCTGTCGCTGATTGTGATGTTTGATGAGACAAGGTTAACTACAGTTTCTGCAAAGTCACTTGATGCTTCATCGTCAAATACAACATTCTCATAACGCTCAAGAAGAACGTCATCACTGATGTCTCCTGTTACGCCCGATTCTTTGTAGACAGTAAGTGTGTATGTAGATGCAACACTTCCTGCAGTAACAACAACACGAAGTTTGTTGCCATCTGTTCCTGCGTTCTTTGCAGTTACAGTTGCAACAACAGCACTTCCTGATGTGAGTAGGTCAACAGAGCCAGCGACTGAGTCATCAGCAAGAAGGCGCTTGACGTAGAGTTCACGTCCACCATTTGCAAAGAATGATCCGACCTGGAATGTTGCTGGGTAGGAGGCGTTGTAGCCTCCAAAATTCTTAGTAAATTCATACCAAGATGAAACAAGTGTGACTGCTTCTGGGCCTTGTGCAAATGGAGCAACTACTGCACCTGCAGCATTAGCGGTAACACCACCAGCAATAGTTGCTGGCAATAGGCGTTCAGTAATATAAACGCCTGGACGGCTGTAAGCCATTTCTTCTCCTAACTAGTTTGGGTGGGTTCCTTATGGTTGCTGAATGGTGTACGAAATTGGGGAGAACTGACCACGACCTAATTGTTCGTTATCAGTTGTACCTGTAGCGGTAACTTGCAACACTTTGTACATCTTGTTGAATGTTTCAGGCGCAATCTCGGACGAGACACGCACTGTGATAGCGTTTACGAATAAGCGCTTTCCTTGTTCAGTAATGTCTCGTTTGGAGACATCAAGAACATCCAGACGACGAACTGTTCCATCATTTGTTTGAAGGACAGCGAACCGTAGTGGAATTTTTGTGTAGAGCAGTTGAGCCAAGATCTCACGATCATGACGAGGTTGACGAGAGTAGGCAGTAATTTGATAATCAATGTTTACAGGGATTGGATAATTAATTTCCCAATCATGTACTTCAGAATCGTATGTTGTGTCTGTACCAATAGTTGTTGGGTCTTGAATATACGATGGCTTGACTTTGCCACGCATTGAACGACTAAAGTCTTCCGCAATATCGATCATGTCAATAGTGATATATGGATAGGTCTGATCACGAATTTCTTGATCAGGTTGTCCAAAGTAAACTTTAACTTGACGCTGTGGTCCTGCTCCTGTCACAGACTTCTGATCTGTAACGATCATGTCTTTTAGTAAATTGCGGAGTGCTTCGTCTTCAGATAATAAGAATGTCATTGTGCACGTCCTAGGTGAGCCATGGTGCGTCCCATAAGGAACTTCTCTGCTTCACGAGTGCGATTGTTAAATCGACGGATAGCCGCTGTTGGCTGTGTTCCAGGAGTTCCGTACTCAAGATTCATGGCTTCAGCACGGTGGTCTGGATGTGCAAGAACATTAAATTCGCCATCTTGATGAGCAACATGAAGGCTGCGGACAATGTGATCAGGCCAGCCAGAGGCACGGGCTTCAGATCGTAGTTGTGCAGACATGATCTTTGTTGTATCCATGCTTGCTTTTTTGAGAGAAGACTGAACGTTTTTTAGGTAACTCACTTCTTTTTCTTCGCCTTCGACGCAACGTACAAGGCACCAGCAACATAGGCTGCGGATGTTCCTGCAATTAAGGCTGCGACGTTTGGGCGTTTTTCTTTAGGGCGGAATCCAAACACACCCTTGATGAACTCTTCACGTTCATTCTGATTGTTCATTTCAGCGGCTTCTTGCCACCATGGAACATAAGCCATTATAAATCCCCTTTATCGCAACCTGTGGGTACAGTATTCAGGCACCGCAGCGGTGTTCTGATATTGCAATGATAAAGAAAAAGCCCTGATTTCTCAGGGCTAATCTCTTACTTCTTTTTGGCTTTGGCTTCTCGTTTATCTTCAGCCTTCTCGCCCTTCTTGCCTTCCTTCTTTTCATGGGCTCTTTCTTTCATGATGCCCTTGATGATTCCCTTATCTTTGATGAGGTCTTCTTGAAGAGTCTTAGGCTTTTTCTTCTTACCGTGAGCGGTGTCTTTCTTTTCAAACTCTTTCTTTTCGTCCACGTTCAGTTTACGAGTCAAGTAGCGATCCATCTTTGAATCGGACTTCTCCGTGTACTTGCCCTTCATAGGAGGCTTTTTCACTACATGCCTTTTTTCTTGTTCATTGTCATCTTGGCTGCTTTACCTTTTTTAAGGGCTTTAAAATCTGCGCCAGTGATCTTGTCTGTTGGCTTTGCAGCCCCAGCAATCTTCTTTTGCTTAGGAGAGAGTGACTTCTTCATTACTTAGCCTTCTTTCCTGAACGGGCAGTCTTGCAGGTATTGCAAGAACACTTGCAGCCCTTCATGGCCTTGGCCTTAGTACATTTACATCCACAACTAGCGCACATCTACTTGCTCTCTTTCTTCTTAGTTGGCTTCTTCTTTGCCTTAGCAAACTTTTTGTTTGCCGCAGCCAGGGTCTTCATCCCGTGTTTATCTTTTGGTTTACCGCATCCACAAGTAGCACACATTTACTTACTCACCTTTTTCTTTGGCTTTGATTTAGGAACGCCCTTTGATGGAACGCAATTTGGAACTTTCTTGCCATTCTTCATCTTCATGCCTACTTGAGTGTAGCCATCCCAGCAAGGATCTGTCTTCTTAGCCATTAGCAATCCCACTTTCGTAGAGCGAGTGCCTTACGTGTTGGCTTGCCATTCTTCTCCATTGGTCCTTCCATTCCGCCCATACGTGCACAGAATGATTTACGACGTGCTGCAGACTTAGGAGACTTCTTTGCCTGCTTAGCAGATACTGGAGGTTTTAAATCTGATCCTGGGTTGGCACGCTCATAAGACTTGCGGCCTTTTTCATTAAGGCCACCCTTTTTATTCTTGCCTTCTTTGCGAGTCCACGCTTCTGTCTTAGCCATTCTTCTTATGCCAATCTTTAGTCGCCTTAACTCCTTGAGCAATTGTCTTTGCCCCTGCCTTCTTTGTCAGGTTAATCTTGTCGTATGCGCCACCACGTTTTGCGTGATCTACAATAACGTCACCCTGCTTGTTCTTCTTGATTGTGTGAATTTCACGGGCTGGTTTACCAGGGACTTTAATGCCAATCTTTACTGGCTTCTCAACTGGCTTCTTCTTGTCAGCCATTACTTCTTCTTAACCTTCTTGGCTGTCTTTGCTTCGCTAAGAGCAATGGCGACTGCTTGAGATTTCTTAGTAACTACTGGTCCCTTTTTAGATCCGCTGTGAAGTTTACCTTGTGAGTATT